GGTGCATCTAACTTCTATAAAACAACTATCAATAATAGATCAAAATATGTTTGGTGGTTAAATCACCAACCCGGTGCATCAAATTGGGGAACAAGTTCTGTTGCTAAAACATTTACAAACATCAACACACCTTTCTCAGCATCAATGACTGCTGGTGCAGATGGTACGATTGGTAATACAGAAGTTACTACTGCATACAACCAGTTTGGTGGTGAAGATGCTGTTCAACTATCACTCCTAATTTCTGGTCCAGGGAATGCTACAATTGCAGCAAGTTTGATTTCTTTAGTTGATAGCCGCAAAGATTGTATGGTGTTTTTATCACCAACAAAATCTTCTGTTGTAAACAATGCCGGTGCTGAAACAACAAGCATTCTTGCTTTCCGTGCAGGACTATCAAGTTCATCATACGCTGTTCTTGACTCTGGATACAAATATCAATACGACAAATACAACGATGTATACCGTTGGGTACCATTAAATGGTGATATTGCTGGCGTTTGTGCTAGAACAGACCAAGAACGTGACCCATGGTATTCACCAGGTGGTTTAACTCGTGGTGGAATCAAAAATATTATTAAACTTGCTTGGAATCCAACGAAAGCTGACCGTGATAACTTGTATGTTCAAGGTATTAATCCAGTTGTTACTTTCCAAGGTGAAGGTACAATCCTGTTTGGTGATAAGACAATGTTGAATCGTCCATCAGTATTTGACCGCATCAATGTTCGCCGTTTGTTTATTGTTCTAGAAACAACTATTGCTCGTGCTGCACGTTCAACAATGTTTGAATTCAATGACCAATTTACAAGAGCACAGTTTGTCAATTTAGTTGAACCATTCCTTCGTGATGTAAAAGGTCGCCGTGGTATTACTGATTTCCGTGTTGTATGTGATGCTACAAATAACACTTCTGATATCGTAGATAACAATCAGTTTGTTGGTGACTTGTATATCAAACCAGCTAGATCCATCAATTTCATTCAACTTAACTTCGTTGCTGTTAGAACAGGTGTAAGTTTTGAAGAAATTGTTGGGAAATTCTAATAAATAAAGGAATAGGAGAAAACAAATGACATTTAATGTAAATCAATTCCGATCACAAATGACAGGTGATGGTGCCCGTCCAAATTTATTTCAGGTTGAGTTAAAATTTCCTGGAGGTGTTACACCTAATGCAGCTGACAAATTCAGATTCATGTGTAAAACAGCAGCTATTCCAGCCTCTTCAATGGGTTCGGTAGAGGTAGCATACTTCGGTCGTACATTGAAGTTTGCTGGTAATAGACCTTCATTTCCGGATTTGCAATTGCAAATTATTAATGATGAAGATTTTGTTATTCGTACAGCATTTCAACAATGGTTAAATTTACTCAATGGTCATGTAACTAATGTGCAAAGACTTGCAGACAGTGGCATTGATGGTTATAAACAAGATGCAACAGTAACACAGTTTGCTAAAGATGGCCGCGCATTAAAAAAATATAATTTCGTTGGATGTTTTCCAACAGAATTAGGAGAAATCGCATTAGATTGGAGTTCAAACGATCAAATCGAAGAATATAATGTGACTTTAGCTTATCAATGGTGGGAAGCAGTTGAAGATGGTAGTACAGATAGAACTTAACCAATCGGTGAATAAACGATAGGGGCTTCGGCTTCTATTGTTTTCAAATATAGGATGAAATACTAATGGCTGTAAAACTTTTTGGATTTACGCTTGGGAAAAAAGACATTGTTCAGGTCGAAAAACCTGAACAAGCTTCTTTTGCGCTTCCTACAGAAGCAAATGATGATGGTGCAGTTACTATCACACAAAATGCCCATTACGGCACATATGTAGATTTAGAAGGTTCTGTTCGTAATGAACTGGAACTGATTACTCGTTACCGTGAAATGTCAAATCACCCTGAATGTGATATGGCAATTGATGAGATTGTTAATGAAGCTATTACTCATGCGGAAGATGGTACTGTTGTAGATATCAATATGGATAATCTAAAACAACCAGAAACAATTAAAAAGAAAATACTTGAAGAGTTTAAAAATATCCAAAAGATGTTAAATTTTTCAAATCTTGCAGATGATTTATTCAAGCGTTGGTACATTGATGGTAGAATATATTACCATGTTGTTGTTAACGATAAGAATCCAAAAGACGGCATACAAGAATTAAGATATATTGATCCACGCAAGATTCGTAAAGTGCGTGAGATTCAAAAAGAAAGAGATCCAAAAACTGGTGCTCAAGTTATTAAATCTTTGGCTGAATACTATGTGTACAATGATCGTGGTACAATATCACAGACATTTACCTCATCAGTCAATCAGGGTTTAAGAATTGCTCCCGAATCGGTGGTTAATGTTAACTCTGGTTTGATGGATGCAAAGAACACCTTCGTAATTTCTTACTTACATAAAGCAATTAAGCCACTCAATCAATTAAGAATGATTGAAGATGCTGTTGTTATTTATCGTTTATCAAGAGCTCCAGAAAGACGTATTTTTTATATTGACGTAGGTAACTTACCAAAAGGTAAGGCTGAACAATATATGAAGTCTATTATGACACAGTATCGTAACAAGTTGGTATACGATGCTAATACTGGTGAAATTCGTGATGAGCGTAAACACCTTTCGATGCTAGAAGATTTTTGGTTACCTCGCCGTGAAGGTGGTAAAGGAACAGAGATTACTACATTACCTGCTGGACAAAACTTAGGCCAGATGGAAGATGTTCTTTACTTTCATAAGAAATTATTAAATTCATTGAATGTACCAATCTCTCGCCTTGACCCACAAGGTGGTGGTATCATGGGTATTGGTAGAACAAATGAAGTTACTCGTGATGAAGTTAAGTTTAGTAAATTTATTGCTAGACTGCGTAATAAATTCTCTCGTATTTTTGACGATGCTCTTCGTATTCAATTATCATTGAAAGGTGTTTGTACTGTTGAAGAGTGGGAAGAATTTAAAGAAGCTATTTTTTATGACTTTAAGAAAGATAATAATTTTACTGAAATGCGTGATGCAGAAGTTTTGCGTGAGCGTATTGCAACGGCAATTCAAATTGATCCGTATGTTGGTCGTTATTACTCATCAACATGGGTTAAAAAGAATGTTCTGCATATGACTCAAGAAGAAATTGATGAGATGCAAAAGGAAATTGAAGAAGAAGGTGAACTTGCAGCTCCGGATCAAGAACAACAAGGTCAAGAACAAGGTCAAGAACAAGGTGGTCCGCAATCAGGATCAATAGACAATACTGTTGAAAATGATGATACTGAATCATTAACTCCACAATTAGATGATGCGGTAAATAAGTATGCTTTCAATAAAACTAAATAAGGTATAATAGGAGATTTTTATGTCTACAACAACATTTATCGAGCAACTAGTAGCAGGACAAGCTGCTGATGCTAAAGAAACATTATCAGACTTGTTATCTGCTCGTGCATTTGAGGCACTTGATGCTCGTAAGCAAGAACTTGGTGCAACACTATTTGGTAGCCAAGTAGAAGAAGAAGTGGAAGAACTGGATGAGTTGTCAAAAGCAACATTAAGAGGTTATTTAAAAGGTAATAAAGCAGAAGCCGGAAGTCAACTTCGTGGAGATGTGTCTGATAAAGCTGCAAGTCTTGGTAGAACACAACAAAATAAAGATGATGGCAGATATGAGGGTGATAAATTAGCAAGAAGAAAACTTGGTGCACCAGGATCAATTCCACCTAAAGTAATGGCTAAATAAAATAATACATGAAATCGTTACTAGACTTTAAAACCATTCTAATGGAAGAAGAGAAATCAGACTACACAAAGTTTGATGCTCTTGTCCGTGCTGGTCTTGCCAATAAGGCACAGATTCAGCGTATGCACAGTATATTGGATAAGATGGGTGAAGAACGTCCACAATTCACTAATGCCGATAGGATGATTATTCAGAATTTGTTTACTAAGATGGTAGATTTGATTACCAATAATAAACAAATTTATACTCAAACTCGCCGTGCAGTAAGAGAAGAATTAGAAGAAGGTATTGTCGCCACTTCAGATTACAAACTTGGTGTAAACGGACAAAAAGTTAGGTCACATAGAGTTAAAGTTGGAGATACTGCACCAGAGGTTGGTGACGATCCAGAAGCTGATGAAGATTCTACCAAATTAAAGAAAGAAGAAGTTTCTTATTTGGAAGAAGGCATTAACCCACCTTTTGTTTTGGTACTAAAGCGTAAAGCCATTCGTTATTATCCAGAGGGTATTACAAATGTTATGTACTATAGCGATAGGTTGAATCGTTACTTTTCTGTTCCATATTCAGCAGGTACACCAATGGATAATCCTGTCCAGGCAGAAGAAGTTGTGCAAGAAGGCATTGAAGATGAACCACATGAAATTGTCCACAAAGAAACTGGTAGAACAATAAGCACTCATAAAAATTATAAAGATGCTTACTCTGCATATCAAGATTTGAGTAAGGCATCGGATCATGCAATTGGCCATATTCCTAAAAAAACTAATGAAGAAGTGGTAATTAACCACAATGATGGTACAGTTAGCACAATTGATGAACAAACGGCTGATGCTATTGATACCGTTTTTGAACAATTGAGTGAAGATAATCAAGTTAAATTTTCAAGTCTTTTAAAAGAATCACAAGAAGGTTTGAATAAAGTTTTAGATTTTGTTTCTAAACAAACGACATGACCTTAATAGATTTAATTGCACAGAATAGATTGTCCGAGGCTAAAGAAATTATTTTCAATCGCCTTGATGAAATTTCAGCTGAGCATTTGGAAGAAGAAAAGATATATGTGGCATTGAACACATATACAGAAGTGATAGTAGATGAACAAATAGATGAAGCAAACGTAGTGCGAGTCGGTAGAATTAAAAAGATACGCCGCCGCATTCGTAGAAATAAAAATAATCAAATTGTTGTTCAAAGAAATAAAAGAAGATCAACAGTAAAAGGATTTAGAATTTCTGGTAATAGTGTGATTCGAATACCAGCAATTCAAAGAATACAAAAGTCCAGAAAATTAAAAAGATACTGGAAGACAAAGGGTAAATCCAAATTGCGTAGAACATTACTCAAAAGAAAAATGTCTTTAAGACGCCGCACTTCCATGGGAATAAAATAAAATGCCAATAGAAATTACAAATTCATTAAGAAGTTCATCACTCATTCGTGTTGAGGGTGCTGGTACATATTATGCTAACCTTATTTCTTTAGCTGTTGACAGTAATGAAGTCATTAGTTCTGCAAACATTAGAAGAATTAATTGGTCAACAAACGGTAATATCCAAGTTGTTCGTAATGGTAATAATATTGTTACCTTACATAATACTGGTGAAGTTAGATTAGATGAATGGGGACATACCATTG